ATTACAGAAGTTAACGAAGTCAACTCCAATATCCTTTATCCCCTTCATCTGAAGCTTTTCCTCATCGGAAAGGATACGGTATTCATGCCTCATTACGTTATTCGCAGTACGGTCATCCGAAGTTGCATCAATTGCCACTTGTATCCTCCGGTTGAGTCTCTTTAGGTTCAGGCGGGGTCTTACCGAATAGATGGTCATGCACATCGGCCAGGACTGCCATGAACTCCTTACCGTGACGCTTCTCGATCAACCGAATACGCTCGCCTAGGTCCTCGTTTTCGGGAACACTCTCAACGGGAGCCGATTCAGTAGGTGGAGAAGCTTCGCCCGAAGTCTCTGACGATGTCTCCTCAACTGGTGCTTCCTCCTGGCCTTCTTCACGATGCTGTCCATGACGATGCGGATGCTTAGCCATTAGCCTATTCCTCCTGCTTCGGGACCGTGGTGCCCCATAAGGCCGGTCCCGGTTGATATATTAGTCGAGTGCCCTGTGTCGATCTTAGCGGCGGCAATTTCCAGGGCGGTAGCATTGTCCTCCGCATTAATCCGCTCGTGAGCGGCTATCTCTTGCTGAGTGCGGGCCGTCTCACCCGCCTGCTCGACTTGAGTCTGTTGCAGATCCGTAGCGTTATCCTGCTGGGTCTTCTTACCCTGCGCATCAGTTTGCATACCTGCGATCTTCTCGCGGCTCTGATCGGTAGCTGCCTGAGCCTGTGCGCGCTTATCAGCAACGGCAAGGGCAGTCGGATCGGGCTGCTGTTGCGGCTGCTGCATGCTCTTAAGCTGTTGCATAGCCTGCTGAATAATCTGCGGGATTTGCTGAAATGCTTGGCCCGCAGCCTGCACAACTGTCTTCGAGGCAGCGGCTAAAGTCTTATCCATCTCAAGGCCAACTTCTTTATTCTTATGATGTATGCGCGCGATCTTGCCGGTATCTGCCCCGGTAGCCTTAGAGGTAACGTCAACCATATGGGTTACATACCAATAAAGGATGTGCTCGCTAAGGTGCTGCACAGCCGGGCCTAGGAACCTATTAGCTATCGTAGGCAGCCCACCTAGCACTGGGGACTGCATAAAATCCAGTAATACCTGGACGTGCGCCAGGTGATCCTGTTCCGGATAAGCGGCGACCGGCCTACCGAGACTCATGGCGACGTTTTCGTTCACCTGATTCATCTCGGTAATCTGCGGCAGCGGCTTCAGAAGCTGAACCGCATTCGGCAGCTTAGTCCTCTGAAGTATCAGCTCCTCGACCTTATGAGCATCGTACAGTTCCGGGTGCATATCCGACCGCTGCTGTACAATCTGAAGCTGTGCGAAACGCTGAACGTCGGAGAAGACTTCAGGATCGGAAACCGGGACGACATCGACCGGCCCTTCATAATCGGTCCGGTACGCGAGTTGTTCTCCTGCCTCATCACGAATTTCATCATCAGTAATATAGAGTCGGTTAATGCGATGCAGAACGCCAATCAGACGATCCATCGCATGATGTAATCTCTTATGGATAGCCGATAGGACTTTCAGACCTTGCTCGATTAGAGCCAGGGTCGTCCCAACCGGCATATTGGGTGCGCCGTCCTGGGAGAGATTCTCAAACGTCGTGCGTACAAGTTCCTCTCCTTGATCCGTACACCAGCCGAGCAACTGGTAAAGCATCTGGCTCGGCGGATTAAACGGCAGGGGCATGACAACCTCTCGTATGTCCTTAGCACCTACCCCTCCTTCGATCTCAGTCAGTTGACCGATATTCAAGCCAAGCGTTTGGCCGGCCATGCCGGACCCTTTAAGCTTTAATCCCGTCTGGAGATTATTAACCAGAGCAGCATCAAGCAAAGCCCTAAGACTGCCAGTACCAGCGCCGGCCAAGGACCCCGCAAGATGGATAAGACCGACACTTTGCGCACCCTCCCAAGGTAGGAACTCAAAGTCTACGATCCAGCACATATTCTGATGAAGCTCGTCGTCCTCCTCCCAGTTACGGGTTATCCGCATTATCTGATGCGAGTGTGCATCCAGCTCGATAAGGTATGGAAGCGGAATGTCCGCATCTTCCTCAACGTCTTCCATCTTCGGACGGTCGCCCGCAATCTTAATGTCATCCGCGTCCTCGATGACCGCCAATGCCTCAACGATGTAGATTGTTCTATTACCATCCTTGTTATAGGTATCGCGATCAACGCCCTGCACCTTGTCCTGGGCTTTTTCCGCCTCGGTCTCTTCGCCTTGGCGTTGAGCAGGTGGAGATATAGAAGTCGGTTTGATGTAGTATCCTGTGCGTACGCGATTATCAAACTCCGCCTGAGTGATCGAGGTACGCACCGTACGGCGCTCAGCTGAATAGAAGTCACCTGCGCCCTCCGGGATGTAAACATCATCCAAAGAGAAGAAACAGGGAACGGGACGCTTCTGGACCGAGTCAAAGACCAGGCGCATATACTGCGAGCCACCGAGTGGCTGCTGGCTGAGCAACTTCTCTAGCTGATTACGAAACTCGGGCATCTGGCGCTTAAACTGCCAGTTCATATGCTCGCACTTGCGCCGCGCCTTCTCTACCCTCGCCGGTGTAACCTTGCCTACGATATCATCCTTAACCGGACCACCAGGAGGGAAGAGTTCACCAATCGTATGCGACTGATAGTAAACCGTCGCCTTTGACATCATCGGATGAACTGCTTCAGACGCTCCAACGAATGCAGCGCCTCCAGGCGCTTCATCCCCAAGTCCTGTTCGCTTAATTCCTTCGGCATACTTGTCATCGCGGTCTTTTCGGGCATCTTTATCCCGCTCGATGTATTCGAGGAGGTCGATTCCCAGGGTGGAGATTTGCCCTGTATCGAGTTCCTCAACAAGGTTGCGGTAAAACTCGTCCTCATCAGCAGTCTTACTGTCGTCCTTATCAGGGTGGATTTGGATGATTGCTCCGCCATCGTCGGTATCCTCTGGAGGCAGATGCTCATTGGTAACTTTATCAGAGAGGGTAGGCGTATCCTCTCGATCATCATCAAAAAGCTTACTAGGATTGGCGGCCATATATCCTCACATCGCAGGTCCCTGATACTGACCGCACCAGTCATCGCCGTGCACACCAGGCCAATGCGATTGACCATTCGGTTGTCTAATTGGAGGGTAGAACTTGCAACAGTTCATAGTGCTAGTACCCTCGACACCAATGAAAACGCAGGTAAGACAGGAACGTCCCCGGGGGTTATCAGGAATCTGAGTATCTTGTTTCGGGGCAGCTTCTTCAGTAGGAAAGTTTACGCTCATCGACCTCTCCCATCGTATGGATTACGGCGATGTCTAGAGTGCAGCTTATCAAGTGCTTTCTGACTTGCGACTTGAGGATCGTCACGCACAGTAAACTTCATATCGAAACGGTGCATTAGCCATATCCAGGCTTGCGTTGCCGAATCGAGCAAGTCGTCATGAATCAGACTCCCCTCACCAACGTACGTACATACCTGCGAAATCAACGGGTCTGCCCAATTCCGTGGCTCCCCCTTTACCTTTAGACTCTCTACTGCCCAGACTCTACCGTGCGGGAAGAGTGGGGAGCAGGCATGCAACCTGCTGAGTTTGTCCATCCCCTCCGGATTATAGCTCTCTGTGAGGATCTCTTCTACTGCCAATTGTTGCCGCAGAGAAATACCTGATCCTTTGTCTTCGAGGAGTATGAGATCCACAGGGCGACCTTGGTGCCGGGGACGTTGCATCTTATCGATGAGCGGGCGCAGGACCGGTTCATCTTGGTCGCCATACGTATAGTTTCTCTCAATCTTAACTCGCTTGATAAGGGCTGGAAAGCCCAAATAGTCCTCCCACGCATCGAGCAGCATGATATGATCCGTGCGTTCGTAGGTAAAGATACCCCAAACCGAGCACGCAGTCGGATCACCGGTCTGTTCCTTCTTATCCCATTGCTTCTCCGTAAAGGCTGTATCAAGCGACATAACGATAAGGCGGAACTTCGGCAGCTTCTTGCTCGCTGGCCAAAGCCGCCACTGCGAACGCTTAACAAAACCAGCCTCCTCCGGATCGAGGATCTCACCATAGAGTTCCTGCCGCCCGACAGCAGTACCCTCGTATTTAGCCACGTTCTCGAAAAAGGTACGTGGTAGATTATCCCGGTTCTCATAGGTACTGCCGTTGATTACGATTGATCGCGGCAGTTTGACCAGATTCCGTATAAACGGTTTAGGCTTCGGGGTACCGGTCCAGAATATCTGTGGGTGAGGCCCGAGTCGCAGACCCATAATAAGGTTGTCCCAAGCCTTATCAGGATAGCGCCACGAGGCAACTTCGTCGCACCAAGCACGGTGGCACTGCGGGCCTCGTAAACGCTCAGGTGTATCCGCCGAGAAGCCCTGGATGAGTGATTCGTTCCAGAGACAAATAACGAGAGGAGATTTCGTGTGCCATTTGATGAGGCTAGGAGGGATGATAGGGTACGTCCTATTGGTGACTTTATAATAGAAGTTACAATGCA